GTCCAACAGGGATTGCACGTGCCCCGTACCTAGTATGTCAGTTATTCGAGCCATAAAAGACATTTTTCATCTGGGCTGACAACAACACACACCGAGAAACATCAATCATGGACCCGAATACTTATCACCCGAGACCTTACAGACAGGAGGACGATGACATGGACGAGTTTTCACGACCACCAAGGCGTTACTTTCCGGATACCTATCTTGACTCTCCAATCATGGTTACCGTGCGTTCCAAGTGGGCCGCGAAGCTGATGATCACAACTGAAAAAACGAAGGCGACCACGCAGTTTGACCGGACAGTTCGAGACGTGCTCAAGAAGCTACCAGACGCGGCGTCGTACCAATTGGTGGATCCGGACGAGTACCCGGATATGTATCACAAAGAGTGGCAATCCACCATCACGGATGAAGCTGAAGACAGCGTGGCTTGCGCCAGCGAGATATACAAACATGTCTCAGAATCCATTGAATCGATCTCAGGAACCCCTTTGCCAAATCTCACACATGCGTTGCCTGACCGGGCTCTGTACTGGCTTCACAAGTGGAGCTACTTCGACAGTCTGGTGGAAGAATTTTCAAGGATTTCAGCTAAGTCAGGACCAAATGCCTGCAAAATAACGCTTGGAGAACACACATCGGTCGTTGCAACGAAGGACATGTGGTTTCTTTCCAACACTCAGCACGGATCATTCATGTTACTCTATGACCAAGTTCTTATGCTCAAAGACGTGATGTTTTCTCGTTTCCAAACATATGCTGCCTGCAGCATCCTTCATGCGGGAAACATTGGAATAGAGACTGCCATTCATGAACTTTGCACCTGGCACGAAGAATGTCTCACGCGTTACGGGAACCCGGGGTTCGAAGTCCTGAAGCAAACGGAGGCGTTGTCGAAAGCTTATTTGTCTGCCATGAGTGACATGATCTTCGGTGAAGACGGTCCGTATCCACGAATGGTTGAGAAGGTGATCGAAAAGGAGAAGAAACTCGGATGCACAGAAGATTTTCTGACAGACAAATTCGACAAAACATTGCGATCTTGTACTGACATTCAAACCGTGGTTGAGTTGTTCGGATTGCTTAAAATTTCTGGACACCCGTTGATCGACGCACGGGTAGGAGGATTATCTGCCGCACATGAAGCGCGATCCGCAGATGAGACCTTGTATGAAAATGCGGCTCAGCTCGACTGGGAATTCAAGCGAGTGATGTTGGAAAGTTTCATCTCGAAGTGGGGATCTTGGCCAACACTCAGGTTTCTACCAGATGGCAAAAAGACGAAATTGTACTCGATGTACAAGGCCCAACGGAGAGGACTCAATCGTTCAAGTTACCCTTTAAGTGACTGGGAATTGTGTCGGTTTGGAAAGATCGTTGAATTCGACTACTCACCAAATTACCTAGAATTGATGGACGACAAGTCAATCTCTCTGTACAGAACGAACATCGCAGCAACATGGAAACATGAAGTCAAACAGAAATCTCACCGAAGATTACTCATGGAATTGATCAACCGTGGAAAATTCGATGTCAAAGAAATTGTCAGCATGATCGTCCGGCGTGAAGTTCCATTCGATTGGTTCATCGTGTCACTTCATCCGAAAGAAAGAGAGTTCAAAATTGCTCCACGGATGTTCAGTATGCTGGTTTTGGAGATTCGAGTTTTCTTTGCTCTGACAGAGGCGAACCTTGCTGACAAAATCTTTCCATACCTGCCTCAGCAAACTATGACAAAGAGCAAAGTTGCAATATCGAGGCAGTTTCTTGAAATGACAAAACCTCATACAGCGACACACTCACTTAGAATGTTTCTCGAAATCGACCTGAGCAGATGGAACCTGAGATGGAGGGCCATGTCTGTGAACCCAGTCGCGCGAACCTTGAATGACATGTTCGGGGTGGTTGGAATCTTCGATTTCGTACATGAGTTCTTCGCAAAATCTCTCATTTTGGTGCGAGTTCAAGAATTGGAACCGGCCGGCATCGACAAAGAACATCCGCCTGAGAGCGATCTACTGTGGTACAATCATTTGGGAGGATTTGAAGGAATTTGCCAAAAGCTTTGGACCATTTGCACCTACAGCATGGTCGCGATCGCTGTGTCTCCTCTTCCGATCAGTTATGTCCTCGTTGGACAGGGTGACAACCAGATTTTGTCGATCACCACGAGCAAAGACCCTCTCAGGTCTGCATACGAAACGCTCTCAGAGCTGCGAGAAGAGGTCACACGGCGAGTTTCTGAGACGTGCGCATCGGTCAACCAGGAGGTGAAACCCGAAGAGTGTCTCGAGTCGACAAGTGTGATTACGTACTCAAAAGACATCTACGTAAACGGCGTCTACCGACCCACGTCACTCAAGTTCCACTCACGATTGTTTCCTCACAGTTCTCAGATCTTCCCGTCACTCAGGACTAACTTAGGTGCGATATTCGCAACAGCCGTGGCAGGCGCAGAGAAAAGTGATACACCGATGAGCAGCTATTACCTCGCGTGTCTTCATGGAGCTTTGTATATGTACAGAATCTCAAAAGGCAGAGGACCGTACGGCAATCAGATACGCCATTCTCGCCAACTGCTCAAGGACCGCTTTCATGACTTCATCAAGTTCATTCTGACACTGCCATCAGAGGCTGGAGGATTCCCTGTTCTGCCGTTTATTGGGTTCACTTACAAGGGAGGATCCGATCCCTTGTCAAAGTCACTTTCAGCAATGAGTATGCTTGGACACCGATCTACGTCTCGCCTATTCAATCGAATGCTGGGTCAAATGTCTCAGGATGCCGTATACAACCCCGAGCCCAAGATCAGCACACTTCTCATGGATCCGTACAGCATTCCTCTGGCCAAGCCTCCAACTGCAATAGACGGCGTGGCAACAGAAACACTGGAAGCCTTGACTCCTGTCATCAAGACTGTCGAGATAAAGGAGCTTATGAGCGCTGATACAACTGCTTACCTGGATCAATTGGTTGATTCCCTGTCTCAATGTAGGCCGTTGAATCCCGTCATCATGCGCGACATACTGGACTGCTCACTCGCCGGAATCACAGAAACGGTAAGAAAAATGTTCGTTGCCACTAGAACGTTACAAAACGTTGTGAGAGAGCTCGGTGTCCCAGTAGTGGACAAGGTGCTCAATCTTGAGGCAGCAGGGATCGCATACATGTTCAATCGGTTCCAAATGCTCCCGCACGACATAGCAAAGAAGCATAGCACTTATGATCTCGCTCAATCGTGCCGAACAAGGTGGTTCCCCGGACAGCCAAACCCTATTGTTGGTCTCACAACGTACCAACCGACCGACTTTTCACTTCACTGGGGAACGAAGGCCCTCGGAGTAGAAGGAATAAACTCCGTCCTCATTGCCTCGTCTGATCCACTCTCTACTCGAGGTCCGTTTGACCCTTACGTGGGCAGCAAAACACGCGAGAAGCGCAGTGAGCATGGATACAAGATCATCGGAACTGACACTGCGTCAGCTGCGATGAGGAAGCTCCAGCTCATTGTGAGTCAGACAGGTAAAGAGAAACATTTACAAATGCTAATCGACGCTGTCGGCTGGTCTCGTACGAACACGACGCTATCAGATGTATCGGACCTCCTTCCAGGTACAAGTGGAGGTACTCTTGCCCACCGGTATGCTGCGCGGACTGGACATCAAGACGCTTTCAACATTGGCTCTCCGAACTTCGCGACACATCTGGTCATATCTACAGACAACATGGGACCTCTTTCTGGTGGTGTTTTTGATTATCCATTCATGGTGCAAGAGCAAATACTGTACCTGAACTGGATGACTCAAAACACTTACATGGCGAATCCTGGATCTTTCATTTCCGGAACGCTCGGAACAAAGTGTGTGACTTTGGAGCCTTTACCATCTGTCAGTATAGATGGCCCGAATGTCCTTGATCTCAAGATCATACGATTTCCCAACAACCCTCTCGCGTTTCTCCCATCATTGTCTCTTCAAAGGGTGAGCGGCGCGATAAGTCATCCGGCACTCCAAAGTCATGACCACTATCAACCGTCAAACACGCTCAGGCGTCACGTGCTCGAGGCATATTTCAAGTCCTTGCTACGGAAGAATAGCACAGGCAGACAAATCGCCGATGGATCGCACCAGCACTTCGCATCTGCATCGATGGATATTGCTGAAGTTTACTCAAATGGATTGACATCGATAACTCGGGCAATGGCGTTTGTCGCTTGTGATGAAGCAATCGCCAACTTCATGATGACAAATCTTCAGCACGTTGCGCGATGGCAGCTTCAAGTCTATGCCAATCGGCTTGTGTTTGAGATGTGCAAATCTGTGTCTCCTCTCGTAGGACACCCTATGCTGTCAAGAGACCCCTTGATACGTAAGCTCGGACTTCACGACACTCCGTCGTATGGGAATGCGGATCGTACAATCCACGGAAAACTTTCTGCTTTTGTAACAGGTCAAGTGGAGGAGATGCTCATGTGTGCTGATCGAGAATACAACCACAGGAGCGTGGGATTATTCAGCTCGGACAATAGCCGAGCACTTTCGGAGTCAATAATGACATGCTTACTTCACGACTTGTACATCTGGAGAGCGCAAGGTATTCTCCCTCCCACTCTACTAAAAGAGGTCATGGGAAAGAAGTTGATTCCTGCAGTGAGAGCCCACCACGAGGAGCAGGACAAAGTGGACACGATGCTACGTGCTGTGATGAAACTCTCCACAATGTCTCAGTTATCCGACCCACTGATGTCAAAGATACTCAAGTCATATCACACCTCTCGCTTCATCGGCTACAAAACGGCAGTTGAAGAGGTGCTCAAAGCAACACGACAGGTCGACCAGTGGGGCATGCCACCAGAAGTCACATACACAACAGCCAGGAAGCTCAAGCTACCACGTTCTCTTCCCGAGTCGCGTTCGATACAGTATCTGGGGTGTGAGAAGACCAGATTTGGGTACACAAAGATCGAGGACAAGTCGACAAGTCGTGATACATTGCTAATGAACATGTATGTCAGAAACAAAGGACGATGTGGGCTCATGTCAGGCAGCGCGATACATGCATGGTCAGCCTTCGCTCCATTGTTCAGAAAACATGCCGTTATCGTGATCGGGTCAGGAATGGGAGCTGTTGCGAGAGTAGCACTTGATTCAGGATGTCCGTTTGTGTACGGACTAGACTTGCGCACTACAATTCCTCTACGCTCACATCGATTTCGTTTCTACAAACCTCCTATGGTAATGTCCTCCAGGTACGCGGAACAGTACTACCAGATGCCAGAGTCGTTCACGACTACGGGGGACTGGTTCGATTCCTCCGTGTGCAAAGCCGCACTTGAAAATGATGCGGGTGACAGCACACTCGTGATCGACATTCAGCGTGGACGCCATCGTTATGGATTGGAGGTTTTGACCGAAACTTGCCTCACCACCAAACGACGAGGACTGATCTTGTGTCGCTTCTACTTAACTGAACATGAAGTGAAACAAATGGCTGCCGATCTCGAGTGTTCAGGGTTCAAATACCACATGTACGACATTTGGACATCTGCAGAAATCGGACAAGTGATTGTCCTTATCACGTCATGGAACTCTACACCGAAAGTCTCGATCGTTCCTCATGTGGAAACTTCACCGTCCAGCCACATCCCCGACGCACCGGTCGACGTGAGCCCTGAAGAAATGGCAATGGCGATAAGTGACGCTGTGATGAACGTGACATATTCAGGATCGTCAACCCACGCAGGAGATGCGGAGATTGCAATCGATCGACTTCTGGATTCCGCTTGGGGAGATCATGATTCGAGATTTTCTTATGGTGAATGGACGAGGTGGCTTAGAGCAAAAGTTGTGGTGTCATGGGTCTTGGACTCAAAACATCGTGGAAAAGACCTGCTTTGTATGCTTGACACGAAACAATACAGAATCACAACGGCTGGTGGACATTCTACTATGGTGGACGTGAATTGGGAGCTGTGTTATCACATGGCCACAGTGGCTTCTCGCATTTGTTTCGACTAGGCTAGAGTTCTAAGATAATCATTTGCTCGCCACATTTCTTAATCATTAATGGAGTTTGACATTGGCTTCTCTGGTTCTTCTTTTCGTGTTATTAAGAAAAAGAAGAAAAAAAGAAGAAAAAGAAACATCAAAAATGTACCTTATTAGACTGTGTGTTATTTTGGTGGAAGATATGTTCGTTGAGTTCGGATTACAGACAAGCTAGGTATGGGCCAGTGCGACTGCAT